TGAACGCGTACAACTAAATCAGCTCGCAAGGCTAAGAAATTTTGCAACTTCTTGCTATACATGGGATTTTTAACTACATCAGATGGGTAATTAAAAGAAGTGAGCCGTGCACCAGCTGCTTGATTCCCCCAGCTCGCGGTCCTAAAGTTGATAGGGCGTTCGAGAAAAGATGTCACAGTGTGATTCTTCCCGTCGCGCGCACAATCTAACAAAGGATTAATGAGCATAGAAGGTTTTGAAACAGTTTGGGAACGCGGAGATTCTCCTTCAGAACTAAACGATAAAATTTGTTGTTGAAATGTTGTTGTTTTATTTTCTTGTATATTAGCAGGTCAATTTTGAGCGATATGCACGACCTAATGCTCTATCGCTTGCGACGTATCTAGACTTTGGTGGGCTGCACGCTGGCGTCTTGATGAGTAAAGCTAAATAGCTAACCAACTACAATAGCAATGTGCAACGTTTTCACGTCAACATTTATTGCACAAGATCACATTGTAGCAAGATTTTAATTTTAAATACGCATTCTAACTATTGAATAGAGTTTACGATGCTGGTGGACCGGTGTTAACGGGTTGACCCAGTAGAGCGTTCTCTAAATTAGACTATAGTTATAGTTCGTATGTTAACGTATATGATTGTGTTACTAAGAGGTTACGATGCAGATAGACCGGTATAAACGGGTTGACTCTGTAGAGCGTTCTCTTAATTAGACTACACTTTCAAATACAACAGATTTTTAAGAAGAGGTATAGATTAGTGAGGATTCACTTGCTGGTGGACCGGCAAAAGCACGGATTGACCCAGTAGCGGTGTTCTCAACTTAGACTATCTAAACATTCTAAACTGTCTGTTTCAAGGTTCTTTATCGCCAAGAGTGTCGAATACCTAGTATCAGGTACGAACAATTCTCCGGGTATAGACTCAGTAACCTTGAGTCCCAGTCTCGTTATTCTCGGTCTCCAACGATTGTCAGTTTCAATAGGGTGTAGCGCCAATTCGCGTAAGCATGCTTTTAAAGTATCTCTTACAACAATTATTGCTGAACTCTTACCTATTTTGTACCAATTCGTGGAATCCAATATAACTGTTAGGTCTAGTGGTGCGACGTATTCT